CTGTGCCGGGTTACTTGGCCCGGGGGCGAAGTAACCAACCAGTAACCCCGCGACCATCTCGGGCACCACCACCACCATTGTCAACCGCGCCCATCCTCGGGCAACGGACTCGCATCGCCACTCGAGCAAAGGAGATATGCCATGGCGAAGCGAGCAAGAGAGACGAGCGACAGCGCTCAACGCGGTGATGTTGAGGTTGAAGCTCAACGCAGTGGTGTCGAGGTCGAAGCGCAGCAGCCGGTCGATGTCGCCGAAGATGGCATCATCGACGCGCCGTTCGGCGCAAAGGTCGGCTCCGGCAGGAGCCGTCCCGCCAGCACGCCGCCCCAGCCGCGGGCGCAGACGTTCGTGAGCGCGGTAAGCGGCGGAGCGCACGTCAACCTGTACCTGTCCGCGGCGATGGTGGAAGTCGCGAAAGGGTGGGAGCACGGCGCTAGCGTGCGCTGGCAGGTCAAGGACGGGCAGTACGTCGTCCGGCTGCGGGCGGCTCCGCAGAAAGCCTACACCTTGAGGCACCACGGCCAGCAGCGGCCGCACTTTGCCATCCCAACGGCTACCGTCGGAGGCGGTTCATCCAGCTCGGAGGCTGTCCCCGTCGAGTCGTGGATGGAGGGCGACGAGATGTTCATTCGCATCCCGCCCGACATCTTCGCGGATGGTGAGAGCCATTCATGAACAAGTTCGAGAAAGAGCTGCGCCGCCGGCTGGCAACCGGCGGCGACAGCATTCAAGAGACGGCGGCATGGTTCATTCATTGCATGGCCAGGACGCCGCGAACGGATTTGACGCCGTTCGAGGTGAAATTTTGGAAGCGAATCGTCGCGGCCTTCATGCACACTGATTTCGGAAGAGAGAAATAGAGCAATGAAGGGCGCTATGAGAATTGCAATTCGAGGCCTCGTGCAAGCCGGCAACTACGTGACCGTGCGCCTCGCCTTCCCGGAGGAGGGCGAGAAGTGCTTTGAGCTGAATGCCGTGTCACGATTAAATCTGGCCGCTGCCATTCTTGGCATAAACACCGCGACACCCTTCAAGATCGTGGATGAGTGCATCAACGATGACACAGGGGAGTGGGTCATCCGCTTCGAGCTTCACCCGAGGCAATGAGCCGGCCAGCAATAACCAATCGGATGCCGAAATCCACCTTGGCAGGACATCTTGGGTCGGGGGATGGGGTGCCAGATTGCGTTGGTGGGTTTGGAGTGGGGTGGGGCAGGGTCGCGGGGCCTGGAAGTGAACCGGCGAGGGACCCGGGGGTGGCCTAGAGGGCCTGTTTTGGGGGTCCGGCAGCCTGCCAGGAGGGCGCTGGTTCACCATTTGGGGACAGATGGGATGGACAGGGGGTTGGGGGCAATGGCGCAGCTGTGGGGCCTGGAACGGGCCTGCTGGAATCACGTGGGGAGGGGGTGGCGCCCGGGACGCCGGTCGCCTCCATCGCGGTGTGTAGATTCAGCGACGGGGCAAAGGAGGCGACTTCCGCGAATCACCAGCTCGCGCACTTCCTCTCCGATTTATGTTATAACAGAAATAGGGAGGACCGTTTACGTCCTCCGATTTATGTTATAACAGAAATAAGGGAGGCCGTTTACGTCCTCTCGGATTTGTGTTATAACAAAAATAGAGAGGCACCATGGCACGACGCGGACGACCACCGATCGGGCGGCGAGCGATGAGCAGCGCCGAGCGCCAGCGCCGCTTCCTCGACCGGCTGAGGCAGACCGGCGACAGCGAGCTGCGGCAGGAGCTCGCCGCGCTGCAGCGGAAGAACGCGGAGCTGCAGCAGAAGAACGCGGAGCTGCGGCGCCGGCTCGCGGCGGTCACCAGAGCGCCCCGCAGCACCCTGTTCTTGAAGGCAGGGGACAGGCGAAAGGTACTCTCCGCTCTCCACCCCGACCGCACCCAAGACCCGGAGCATAAGCGGCGCCTCACGGTGGCATTCCAGATATTCAACGCTCTGCCGATCCGCGAAATTCCTGACGACGACGACACGCGGTGACCTAGGCTCTGTGGCTCGTCAGCTGCCGGAGGACCTTCTTAGCCGCTTCGCCCGCCCTCGGCGTGATGGAGCAGAGCATGCCCTTCGTAAAGCAGAAGTCCCACCCTCGCTCCTCGGCAGGGGTGGCGGGCCACCCGCCCCGGCGAACGCGCCAACCGTCTGCCTCGAGCCGGCGCACCAGCTGGTTCATTCGCCTCTGGCCGCGGGTGCTTCTCATGTTGACATGATTATCCGGCTGAGGACGTCGCGCGACTTCTCCCACGCTACCCGCCGGTCTGGCTCGCAGGGTGGATCGTCATCCAAGATGTCGATGTCGAACACGAATGGATTCCAAGGCCGCAGGCCCAGCTCGTAGTGCAGCTCGAGAGCCAAGAGCCGGAACGCCTCGCTGTCTTCGCCGACCTCGTGGAGGGTCGCGCAGCAGCACCGCCACAAATCCATCGCTGCGGCGCTGATGCCGTAGTCCGACTCGCCTGGTGGTCGGCGGCAGCGGCTCATCATAACACTCGCAGTCACGCAGCCAAGATGAGGTTGGCCCGGATGCCGCGGACCATCCGCCAGTCGGCGATCCGGCTCGCGTCAACATCGACGGGCGGATCTTCGTCCATGCCGAGCGGCGTGACGTCGACTATCAGCGGGTGCCACGGGCGCAGGCCCAACGCGTTGTGCAGCTCGATAGCCTCGTCACGGACCATTCGGTCGCTCTCGTCGTATCCCTCATGATACAAGAGACAGATGTGACGCCAGATCTCGAGCGCCTCGGGGGAGAAGCTCTGAGTAAGGTCGTCGATCGACGTGCGCTTTCGCTTCATGATGCATCCTCCGGGTCAGTTATGCCAATGCCCACCGGCGGACGCCCGACCGGGCGCGGCGGTTGAACTTCGACGTCCAAGCCGAGGCGGACCAGCAGCTTGGAGATGAGGGCGCGATTCTGGAGCTCGTGCCTCAGCGCGGGATGGTCCCGCGGACCGTTTCGGGTATGGATGATTTCGCCTTCGCGGTCGATGATTTGACGAAGAGAAACGGCACGGTCGGTGGCTTCGCATGCCAACAACAACAGCTCCTTCCCGCCAGCGTCGGCGATGTGGTAGCCGGACGTGATGCGATTCCAGAGGCTCGTGCCGGGTTCGCCCAGGGAGCGGGCCGGTTCGGAGCCGGTGAAGGGAACCTTGGAAACGACCTTGAGCGTGGGCTTTCGGGGGTCTTTGGTCATCTTTCCGGTCCTCTGGTTTAGGCCTTCCTATCCTATTGACTTGAAAGGATAATTACCACTACCTCGGGTTTATTGGTACGCTTTGAAACTATCTCTCCTAAATGTTTGAAAAGATTGATAAAATAGCAATAAATGTTGGAATTAATTGATGTCGAGCTGGGTCGCCGCCGCGGTCCGAGGAAGGCCCACCCTCCTGTTTTTCGAGGTACCCCCCCTGGACTTCTAATAATCCAACAATTCCAAACACTTACCACGACCTTCTCCTTCCGATCTTCCGAACCTAGGGTAGTGGCAGTCGAGTTAATCTGTTTCAGATGCGACTACTTTTAGGCTCCTTTTAAGGCGACGAGCGCCAAGGCCGCCGCACCCACCACGGTTGGAGGTCGAGCACTGGCTCCTCTCGCCGCCTCCTGCCCGATCTGTGCAGCCGCGTCTTTGCGTACCGTATCGCGAGCCTGTCCTCCCGCGACTGCGCCTTCCGCCGCTTCAGTGTTTTCCCCATGTCAGTGCAACCAGTATGGCTCTCCTTCAAAGTTGCGGATGCGGCGGTCCCTGTCACGGTGGAGGAGAGCGAGGCCAGCCTCGGCCTTCTCGCGCTCGATAACGGCACTACGAAGCGACTGGTACGCATTGCGTATCTCAGCGAGCTCTCGGCTCAGCGCGGCAAGCTCTCGCAGGTGCTCGAGGTGGCGCTCGTTCATCTCGTCGCGCATGCGGGCGAACAGAGCTCTCACTCGCTCCTCGGTGTAGAGAACTCGGCGGCGCCAGATCATGTCGCGTAGTCCCTCAGCACGGCGCTGAGGCGCCCGCGCATCTCGGCGACTTGGAGCTCGAACTTGTGCACGGCGGCGTCGTGGCTCTTGCACTCTAAGTCGAGCATGGCGGCGAACCCCTTGGCCTCCTCTTCGACCTTGGCGCATCGTCTCATGGCCTCGCCGAGCATCCGCTTGACTTCCACGTTCTCGGCCTTGACGTCGGCGAGCTCGCGCCTCAGCGGCTGCAGCTTCTCGTAGACGTACTGGCTGGCGAACTCGGCCACGGTTCGGGCGACCTGGTCGAGCACCACGGCGCGCTCGATGCTCAGGTGGCCGCGCAGCCATCGGTCCCACCCTTCCGCGTTCGCGGCGTCGGTGTCGGGCGCAGGAACGGGAGCCAATGCGTCTTCTCTGGTCTTGAACACCAGACTAAGATCACCGGCCTCGCGCTCAACTCGCTGAGACCGCAAGAAGTTGTCGTATGCGATCGGGTCACGCTCCCGGGCGGCCTCGCGCTCGGCGATGCGCTCGCGACCTTCGTCGGCTTCGGCCTTCAGCTGCTCGATGCGGTCCAGGCGCTCGACAGGGTCCATGGCGCTCACCACGTTGCTCCCGTCACCACCTGCGCGTGGCCAGTAGCTCGCATCGCCCAAGACGCCCACAGCCGCATGCGCAGGGCGATGAGCTCGCTCGACCAAGTACTCCTGACCGGCACGCCTGCCATGACCGGGTCGCTCGGTGCCGTGTCCTCGAAGTGCAGCACCACCTGGTTTCCGACCTCGAAGTCCGGTACGGCGCCGAAGGCAGAGACGAAGCTCGAGGCCTCGACCAGGACTACGGTGCCGGCCGGGACGCTGGTGCTCCGCAGGACCGGGATGTCGAAGCGAGGCGAGGCGAGCAGAGACAGGGTCGCTGCCTGCGCCGGGTTCATGATGAGCACCGGGTTCGCGCCGCCGTTGGCGGCTGAGAGCGCGGCCATGAGCGCCTTCATGTCGCCCTCGAGCGCGGCGAGGCCGCCGCCTGCAGTTGGCGTGATCGGCGTGACGCCCGCGATGATTGACGCTGGCGCATTGGTGATAGACGACGCGCCGAACATCGCGAGGTCGAGAGCCAATCCCGTGCTCTCGGCGATGAGCGCGCGGCTCACATTTTCGATGTTCGAGCTCTCGGTCATCTCGTGCGAGAATGTCGTGATAACCATCAACTTATGCGGCGTGAGCGTCGGCCCGGCAGTGATGCGCTGGTTGCGGACCGGATCGCCGCGCCCTCGGTGAGCCAGCTGCCCGCGTCGTTGGCGTCGAGGAGGCGGCCCGGCACCTTGACTGAGGCCGCGTTGCCGAAGCTTATCTTCATCCCTCGCTGGATGAGGCCTGCGCCGGCGCTCAGGGTCGCGATCGCCATGATGGAGTCATCGACAGCCGCGTGGCCGAGGGCGCCGGCCCACGACGACGTGGCGAGGGCCGCCTGCGTCGTGCTGGCTCTCAACACAATCTCGGTGACTTGGTCACCGTTGAACAGCGTCTTGGCCGAGGCGGCGGGGGTAGTGCGGGTCGCGTAGGCGTGCAGGTGGCAGGCCGCGGTCCGATACAAGCTCACGGCCGGTCTTGCGCGAGCTCGCATCTCTTCGATCAACGACGGTGGCGGTTTGCTCATGCCGTGGGCCTCGGAATGGTGCCGGCCGAGCCAGCATGGGGAGGCAGAGCTCGGCCGGCACAGTTGCCTAGCCTCGGGTAGCCCTATACCACACCGTTCCCACCAAGTCCGTAATGCGTTTCCTGAGTTTCCTGCAAAAGCCTCTCGAGGAGGCGGATTACACCTTGGGCCAGGGCCTTCCGGTCATCGGAGGTGAACGGGCGGCCGGCCTGTGGCACGGCATGATTGAGAAGGTAGACGAGGGCCTCGAGGTCGAACGCAAATTCGATGCAGCCAAGCCCATTTTCTTCGCGCTCGCGACACTTTCGCACGCGAAGTCGATTGAGCTTGAGTAGTCGCGCGCGGCTCATAGGCATGTGACGACGCCAAAAAGTGTAATCATGTCAACGAGGGCTAGGTCGTGGAGGTCGTGAAGGTCGTGAAAACCTATCTCCATTGTTTTTTTGTCCCCATCCGTTAAAACCGGAAAAAAACAATGGGTATGGGTTTTCACGACCTTCACGACCTCCACGACCCGCGGTGAGGGACAATCCATCAAAATAATGGAGTTGATTTTTTACGACCTTCACGACCCTCATGACCTTTCTAGGCGCTGTCTACCCGCGCTCGTGCCGCAGCCGCCGCTTCCACCGCGCGCTTGCACTCTCTGGCTGCCGCGATTTGCTTGTCGATTGACAGCTCGCGCTTGGCGTAGATAATTTGCCGCTTGCCGGAGATCTTCCAAAAACCATCATCAGCAGTATCATTGCGAATTGCCACGTAGCCGCACCTCTCGAGCCTGTGGGGGATGATGCGACGGTTCTTGCGGTCCCTGAGCCACAATTCAAGGTTACCGCTGTCCATTACATCACCTGCCTTGCTGATGATGATGGCAACGGTCAAGGCGTCCGGGTTGCCAAGGTTGTCGATGATGTCGGCTAGCTCCGAGTCCTCCGATGCGCGGCTGAGGTCGACGACAGCCCAGAACGCCGGCGTCTTCGGCGGCGGCGCCTTCGCGTTGAAGCCGGAGATGTCCAGCGCTGCGAGGTAGGCGGCAACGTGACCATAGCCACCGGTGTCATACCAACCCCACAGCTTCGTCCAATAGTCGTCGGGGAAGCTATCCTTGATTAGCTCCGACCATCCCACGTAGTTGCGGCGGTCCTCTGGCGTAAGGTACAAGGCATCCTTGTAGTTGGTGGTGATGATTACGCCGACGCAGTTGGGGACATAGTACTGGCGTAAGTTCTTCTCGTTCACGTAGAGCATGTCGGGCGGTGCGGCGGTGTACGTCTTCATCGCGTCGAAGAACTCGTACCGCGAGATGTCGCCGAGGTCGCGCGCCTCGCTTATGCGCAATATCGTGCTGCGCGCAAAAGGATTGAACGTGTCGAGCACCTGCTTCGGGGAGATCTCCGCGAAGTTCCACGGTCCGACGGCCATCTTCACCGGCTCGAGCAGCGTATCCTTGCCAATGCCTGGCTCGCCGCCGAGGACTAGAGCGTGGTTTATCTTCTCCTCCGGGCGCTGACGGCGGTGGGCGAGCCAATTGATGATGTGGTCGGCGTCGTTGGGATAGACCTTGCGAACGTGCTCGAGCCACGGACCGGCTTTACCGGCATCGCCGAGCGCAATCGTCGGCGGGAGGTAGAGATTGAAGCACGACACGCCATTCCGCTCGATCCACCCGCCGGACGAGACCAGCCGATTGACGATGATGAGCGGCAAGCCAGGCGCCCAAGTCATCTGCTCGACCGGCCGGTTCTGGTCGATCCACGCGTTGGCCTTCATCTTCTTCTCGTTGCCTTCGTCGTCCGTCTCGGGTTCACCGTTCTCGTCGAGGATCGGTATCGGAGGGATGCGGGCGTTGACGCTCGCCGCCGGCCAGTGGTCGCGCGCCGGAGCGTAGATATAGTTGTGCAGCGGCATGTAGGCGTAGAAATCGTCGAGGGTGACGCCCGCGCCGGGAGGCACCGTCACCGTAGGCGCCTCGCTGTACTTGAGGAACTTTGCGATGCACTTCGCCACGCCCGCGCCGAAATTTTCTCGCATCCACGGAAAGCCGCGCGTCTCCCTTTCGGCGGTGAGATTATCGGCGCCGCCGCTCGCGGTGGTGGCGTCGGCTTCGGCCCGCTCGCCGTAGCCGCGCGCTATGCAGATGCAGTACACGATGTGATAGATATCTTCCCGCGACATGCCGCATCGAGCGAGGAATCCGCCTACGCCGAGCGACGTGTCATGACGGCCGTGCTCCGGCCAGTGGCGCAGGAGCAATGCGGCCACGGCGAGCTTGGATACCGAGGCCTTGAGCTCGGCGTATGCAGCGCGCGCCGGCTCGCCATCTTCATCCCATGCATAGACCTCGCCTTCGGGGTGGCGCGAGCCCGGCATCACGCTCTGCGCCCCTTTAACGCCGCCGCCTATGCGGAGCTCGCAGAGCATCTTCTTGTTCTCGTCCTTGAACTGCTTGGCGCCGCTAGGCTCGGCGTCATCGCACCGATATAGCCGGTGGGACTCCGGCTTGCTCGGGCGGCCATAGCGTGCCGGCGTAGGCGGGAGGAAATGGCGCGCCAATTGAACGGTCTCGACTGCGTCGAGGTCGGTGTCGGCTAGACCGCCGCTCTTGGCGCCCATCCGCCCGCCGACATTGCGGACCGTGCCACTGTCGAAGTACCGCTCGACGTTGCCGTCATCGATTGTGAGGTTTTGCCACTTCGTGATGGTTGGATTCTTCTCACCGGGAATGAGCGGCAATGGCATGATGCCGCGCCGGAGGAGGTCGCGGGCGACGCCGAGAGGATCATCCGCGCCACGAATTTGGTTACCGCGGCCACGATTGGTCATGGCTGCGCCCCCAATCCCGGCTTAAAGGGCCGTGGACGCGACTGGCGGCATGTGATAGGTGGAAGCGGTCGTTGATACCGCTTCTCTTGGAGGCTCGCCGCTGACCCCAGCGTCGGGCCTCCAGCGCGTCTATGTGGTGGCATCCAAGCGCATCTCCCTACAACCTGCGGTTGCTCTTCTGCTTCCGCTTGGGACGCGCGTATTCCGAGGTGCGAAGGCGCCTGCGGCTCTCAAGCCACGCGAGCACGTCGGACCGCTTGTAGCGGATGTGCCTCGGGGCGAGCTTGAGGAAGGCTGGCCCGTACCCGCGTTGGCGGCCGATGTGGAGCCAAATCAAGCTCACGCCGAGCCAATCCGCGACCGCGGAGATGGTCATCAAGTCATCGGCGTCGCCCGCGCCCTCCGCGAGGAGGTCACCGGCGCGCTTGTCGATGTGGAGGGTCTTCTTGAGCTTGACGACTGGCACGAGGCAGCCTCCGTGAGCGGTTCACAGTGGCTAGTAGCCTCCCCGAGCGCGTCGTCGGGCTAGCGGATACGCTTATAATCTTTTCAAAATTACTTGTAAACCCCCTCCTCTACCCCAAAGGCTTAGGGCGGGGTTTGGCTCCGGCGGGAGATACCCTTTTTATCTTCGTTTACCTATCTATTACCCTTTATCAAATCTTTCCTTACCCTTTACCTACTGAGCCGCGCCACGTTCCTGCCGCCTGCAGCGCGCGCCCCGCACATCGCCTTGAGCTTGTCGGCGACGCGCTGCGCCGGCTCGCGAAGCCGCTCGACCGACATCTGCACGTATCCGCTTGTCACGTCGCGGAGCGAGTGGTTGACTAGCGCCTTGAGCGCGTACGCGGAGATGTCGAGGGACTCGGCAGTGGTGATGAACGAGCGCCTCAAGTCATGTGGCGAGATGCGCACGCCACACGCCTCGTCAACCTGATTGAAGAAGAACTTCGTAGCCTCGATGTGCTGCGACGCCGCGTGCGATGGAAACACATACGAGGTTCGACCAAGGCTGCGGCGGGCCACGAGCATGTCGTGGATCACATCCGTCAACGGCAAGGTGAGCGGGCGGCCCGACTTCGTCTCGGGTATGACCATGGTGCGATCTTGGAGATTGACGTCGGCCCACCGCAGGGACGCGGCTTCGTTCTTCCGCAGGCCGGTGAACATGAGCATCAGGATGTAATCCCGGGCCACTACGTTCGGAATTGCCACCACGGCGCGGTAGAACTTTGGCATATCCTCGGCGCGGAGGTGGCGCGTCCGCGGTCTTACCGGGAGCCACTGACGAGAGAGCTTGACGGGGTTGGGCGGGAAGTCACCGGCGCGCTCAGCGACGAAGTTGTACACGGCGCGAAATGAGCGCATGACGCGGTTCGCGGTGGCAAATCCGCTGGGCGCGGCGCGGCTGCGGGCGGCATCATGCCTTTTGCGGTGGAGGGCAGACGCTTCCGGCCAGCTGGTCTCGGTGCGCTCCGCCCGCGCCAGGTGCCGTCTTGCTGCATCCGCCGCTTCCTTGCGGTGGTGCTGCTGCACTTCCGATGGGATGGACTTGTGGCGAGCCTCGACCATCTCTCTCGTGATGGACTTGAGCGGGATGTCCAGCCACCCACTGAGGTGGCGCGGCACCTCGACGCGGTAGCCAGCGACGCTCCGCGGCTTGAGGTTGTCACGGCGAGCGGCAAGGTAGGCATCGAGCGCATTGCGCAGCGTGGTGGCGCTCGTGGCTTCGGCCCGCGGGTCGATCCCGCCGATGAAGCCAGCCAGCGTCTCCCTGGCGCGTAGGCGCGCCTCGGCGACGGTGAGCACGCCTACGCGCGCGAGCTTGATGCGGACGCGGCGGCGGCCTGCGACGGTGCCCTTCACCACGAACGTCTTGACGGCGCCAGTGCCGGAGCACAGCACGCCGAGGCCCTTGAGCTCGCTATCCCACCACAAGATTTGGCGGCCGGAGGGATCGGGTGCAGGGAGGCGGGCGACAGTCTTCTCAGTGAGCTTCAATGTCGGCATGGTGCGTCACGCGTCGTGCTTGCTAGTCGCAGTCATGATGAAGCGGAACTTCCGCCCGTCAGGCGATTGAATGTCAACTTCGAAGTCGGTGAAGCCGACGTAGTCGGCGAGCTTGCCGGGGTGCTCGGGGTGGCCGGTGCTCGACGTCAAGATGCGCCAGAGAACACCTGTCATCTGCGACCCCTTCATGTCCGCCGACACCTTCCCCTGGTTCTTCCACAGCTCGAGAACGCAGAAGTCGGTGAGCTGAGCTGCCGTCACGTCACCGCTCTGGCTAGCGGCGTGGACCTTTTCCAAGAGGCGCTCAACATCAACCGCGCTGCCTTCCCAGGTGAAGGATGGCACTCCCTCCACGGTAACTCTCACGGTGCTCATTTTCACTCTCCTTCGCGATTGGAGCGCTTGCTTGACTGCGCCCGCAGCTTGGCGAGGAACTCGCTGGCGGTGTACTTCTTCTCCGCCCGCTTCGCCCGTCGCTCTTCCTTGAGCCGCCGGTTCGCCTCGGCGAGCTCGGCATAGAACGGCTCCTTCGTCTCTCTCTTCTGCGACATGGTGTCTCTCCTAGTAATCCTCTAGTAACCTTGCGGAAGTTATACGTCGTTATAAAGTCGGCCCGAGTCTGGGGTCCGAAGTTATAATACATTATATAATACATAGCCGTAGCCATGTCCACGGGGTCAAAATAATACGTGGTAGAACCTAGGTCTGCAGACTACGAATCTGGGGGTCAGGAGTT